TGACGCGTACGATTCAAAGAATATTAGTGAAGTAGAAGTTGGAGTACCAGACACGAAACTTGCAGACCATGCGTTTGTACTTCGTGTCATGGGACACTTACTCGGTAAGGTATTGACCACTGTAGAAGCGACCACATCAAGTGATAAACAGGCTAAGGCGATAAAAGACCTTATGCGAGGACACTTCTTTGATGAAATGGAGTTCATCGGGTCAATGTTGTTCAATCAAGAAGAAGTAGATAAAATGGCGGAAGAATCTATGGAAGGGCTATCTGATGAGGAGATCACCTCTGTAGAGATAGACGAAGTACTAGGAGTTAAATAATTATCATTCACCCCTGCACAAAGAACGGAAGTTATGCTATACTACAAGTCTCCACCTTTTCATATGGGTTGAGCTTATCGGAGAAAGTCACTGGCAACGGTGACTTTTTTGGTGTAATACATTCCCACTACTGACGGCAGGGGTTATACACAGTTTTGTGGGGATATTCGTTTTGCGTGGTTTTTGGATGTGGTATAATAGTGGTGTGAAAAAACATATCATCAATTCTAATAATTCACAGCAGGGAATAGATGGCGTGCGCGAGCACAAGGTTCGATATGTACCTTCACACCGTCTATTCCCTTTTGTGTGGAATTAGAACATGGCATCACCACAGAAAGAAAAAGGATACACGGCAACAGCACATGAACTTGTTGAAGCTATTTGTAGTCTTGAAGTGAGTGGTGCGTGCCATAGAGTGTTACGTTTTGTGGAGAGAAAAACATACGGCTTTAACAAAAAAGAAGACTGTATCTCTCTAACACAGTTTGAAAAAGGGACAGGTCTGTATAGAGGAACAGTGAACGAAGCATTGGATACACTTGTGTCCATGAATGTCCTGTTTGTCAATAGAGACACGTACATAAATCAATACAAGATTAACAAAGATTACGAGACATGGACAGGTAATCAAAAGCGAACTAGTACGCAAAACCTGACTAGTACGCAAAATCTACAAGATAGTACGCAAAACCTGACCAAAACTAGTACGCAAAACCTGACATACAAAAGCAAAAAGCAAATTACAAAAACAATTAGCGATAAATCGCAAAATATGTCTTTCACAAATAAACGATACAGGGGTGAAGATGGTGGGTATGAAGAAAAGGCTATTGATATCGACTCCCAAGAGGAAATAAAGCCGAAGGAAAAACCAAAACGACACTATACAGAAGTGTACAAACTATTCTTTACCATCCTCGATACACCACCACTCACTCGGGCAGACTGGGTACGGAATACTACAGAGCAAAAATCAGCAGACGACTTATACACACACAAGGGAATAGAACAAATCAAAAAGGCGTTAGAATTGTATAAGGAGAATAAAGATACTGAATTTTGTCCAAAGATATACTCTCCAAACTCTCTTGTGCGTAAGTGGAATCAATTAAAGGAATTTAAAGAAAAAAACAATTTATGAAAAACGAAAAAGAACATTTGCACTGTGAGGATATACAAATGGTGTTTTGGTTTGAAAACATCCATATGGCATTCATGTTATGTAATGACTGCGACAAGTCCTTTATCACTAAGTGTTCAGAAATAGAAAGCTAACATGGATAGAAAAGATGTAGACAACTTACTCTCACGCATCAAGTCTGAAAAGAAAGATGTAAAGAACGTACTCATGTCAAACGAGGGTCTTTTGAAAATCCAAGAAGTCATGGCGAGCTATGACGGTGAGTACAAACTGTATACATCCGCAGAGATCGTGGAGGACTTGAAAAATACCCCACCACCAAATGGACTCAAAACGGGTACATCCTTAGATGAATACACGGGAGGCTTTAGGAAGAAGCAGGTTATCACATGGTTTGCACACACTAAACACGGGAAGACAGAAACAGCTATGTGGCTCACGTCGCTGTTTAAGGAACAAAACCCAGTAGTGATAGCACTAGAACAAAGTGCAGACGAACTCATCTCACAGCGTATGGAACGTGGGTTTCAAATACCACACTTTCTAGCCCCTCGAAGACACGACACTTTTGTTCTCACTGAATGGATTGAGGAGCGTATCGTAGAGGGTTTGGCAAAGTACAATACTGAAATGATATTTATTGACCACCTTGGGTACATAGACAACAACGGCAAAGACGGCAAGTGGGCGCGTGAAAACCTACCATACCGAATAGGACAAGTTATGAAAGTCATTCATCATCTAGCAGACAAATGGGACGTGTGTATTCACCTCCTCGCACACATCTCAGAAGGTGACGAAGGTAAAACACCACAGCTTACTGACCTTGCAAACTCATCTGACATCAAAAAGGAATCCGATACCGTCATAGCTATTTGGAGAAAGAACAAACTGCAAAATAAAATCAGAGTATACGAGAATAAAACAATGCTCTCAGTCCTTGCCAATCGTCGTTTTGGAAAGTATGGGAACGTAGGGCTTGTATTCGATGACAAGACAGGACTTTTTTCAGAAGATAACGAATGGGTGAAGAACATGGAGCAGACCGCACGATCTCAAGCTAATGAAGATTTTTAATATGATAGCCTCAAAATCACAGAATGAAGAACTGGTACTGTACTTTGACTTTCTAAACACTTTAGAGAAACTAGCAGAACAGTACACTACCTCCCCATCTGAACACCTAATGGAACGTATAAAAATCTGCAACGAGGTATCTGACTTCTTAAAAGAACGACTAGAGAAACACAACTATCAACTGGATGATGAACGAAGAAAGAGAGTCGAAGAGAGCATGAAGAACATTAAAAACTATGCTAAAAACTAGCACCACACACTATGTCACACTTAACATATTCACCCACTTCCGTGAAGTCGCAATACCAACAGGCAAGAAAGACGGAGACAGAATTGAAGTACTTTGTTTTATGCGGAAAGGTGATGACAGACTTGTATGGATACAGCGTTCAGACCTTCTTATTGAAGAACACGCTATCCACACCCAAGACCAGACACCCACACACTAACACGGTATAATGGAGGGTATGGAAAGAGTGAAAATAAATCTTATAGCGGACGTGGTTTTAAAAGACGGACAGAAACGTCTAGCTTTTGACAGACCCGAATATTATCGCGACCAAGTAAACCGACTCAACGATCAAAAGAAAGTAAGCGTCACTATTGAGAACGTAGTCTCTCGTAGAAGTTTACGCCAAAATGCGTATTGGTTTGGTGCATGTTTTCCCATCATAGCCGAACTCACAGGCTACACAGTTGAAGAAGCCCACGAGCTATGTGTGAAGATGTTTATACCACCGAAGTTTTTGACGGTAGCAGGAAAAGAATACGCAGTACGCAGAGGCACATCAGACCTAGATAAATCCGAAGGTGTGGAGTTTACCGATAAGGTACGCAACCTAGCTGTTGAATTGGGTGGATATGTCCCGAGTCCCTCCGAGGCAGGTTATCAAACCGAAGACAGCGTACCAGAGAGGAAAGAGTTACCTGTGTACGATACTGAGTATAAAGAACCTTTGATGTGACAGAACTCACTGAAAAAATGCAACACGGAGAATACCAAACCATAGCAGGTGCTCTACTTAAAAGCCCAGAATGGCAAGCATGGTACAAACACGCATCAAAAAACATGCTATGGGATGTAGACGAAACCCAAGAGTGCGGATGGATGAGCGATAATCATTTTAGAGAGTTTATGACGTTTACATGCAGAAAAGATTAACCGCATTTCATACAAAGCCTCGTAAAGCTCTTAAGCGCACCGCACTGAAGGCTAGAACACCTCTTAAACGCGCTACAAGCCCCACCACGGGGTCTAAACCTAAAAAGGTGACTAAGACGCGCAAAAAGAAAAGTCCACTTGCAAAATTGAAAATAGAGCTATGGAAACTTTGTAGAGAGATAACCATCAAACGTGACGGCTCAGATTGCTACACCTGCCCGTCAAAAGACCTTAGTGGAAGTAGTAGGCATTTAGGACACTTTATATCGTCCAGTATTTGTTCTACAGAATTAAGATACGATCTCAAAAATCTAAGAATCCAATGCTATTCGTGCAATATTCACAAATCAGGGAACTGGCTTGCATACGAGAATAGGCTAATACGAGAAAACGGAGAAACCTATGTACAAGAACTAAAACAACGCAACGAACAAACTAAGGGAGCTATGTACCGAGAAGATTGGTATGAACAAAAAATAGCAGAATATCAGTCAATACTGGACAGACTATGAAATACGACCACTACCTAGATGAAAAGATAAACGAAGGGAAAGAATATAAGCAATACAAAAAATTATGCCAAACAAATCACTATCCGTTCAACGTCTTGAGACAGCACTTGCAAAAGAAAGAGAAAAGTGTGACCGCCTCCAGCGATTCCTCGACAGCACAGTCAAAGAAAGGAATGAATTTGAGCGTCTCTATACAAATCTAACTTTTGACTTTGCAGATTTAGCAAAACTAAAGATAAATCAATTTCTGAAACATTCTAGGCAATAGTTATGCACACCTCACCTGTTTTCAGACTTATAATCGTGGTATCATAGATGATGTGGGAGATAGTTAGGTCGTGTCCACAAGCCGTTGCGGAACACGACTTGTACTGTCTTTCAGAGATGGTGTGTCCTTGCGTGGGGTTTATCCGGACTGCGGTGCCTGTCAGCGGCATCCTAGGTTACGACCTAGCCCACACAAAGGCACATCACACAGTACTCGTTGGTTGACAATCGGTTGACAATTAAGAAGCACATAGTCGTTGGTTTCCCGTAGAGTCGTGGTATTAGGTTAGCTACCGAAAGTAGGTATATCCGAATAAAGTACCAGACTCTACCGAGAGCCAATGACACATAGTAAGCGGAGAGGGGAGTGGCTAGTAATAGCAAAATCTGTAATCGTGTAAGAGACCACGACACTAAATAATAAAATCAATCTACCCAGAAGTGGGTTGCACCTTCCCTCCCCGTTTGTTATGAACGGTTGCATGCGGATTTGAAAAAGCGCATGCACATATCGGGTTTGGTGTGAAGGAATGGCGGACGGTGAACCGCACGAAACGGCGTTAGCCCTAAGATTGCACATGGAGTGTTCAGAAACATTTTTTTAAAAAGTCCCTATCTGAAAGCGTAAGCAACACTAGAGATACGATGAAAGAGTTCCTAAAGTAGCCAAGCTGGACAACTTATCATAAAAATCGTACTACGTGATAGGCACGCAATCTGCAAGTCAAACCTTGCTTCCTTCACACCGCATCTGAGCGGTAAGACAATAGGATGGTTGGTATATGGGGGAGTGTGTTTGTAGCACGACATCACGGCTTCAAAAGCTTTAAAAAGCAACGTTGGCACTGCCTAAAGCGTCTGTCCATTGATGGTAATGGAACGACCTACAATTTGCGGTTAAACTCCGACTTCCCCACGTACCAATCATCCAAAACATGCGTGACACATGGTTCCGTGACAGGGGATATTAAAAATCACAGAACAAATATGTTATCTAGCCTTATAGGTATGATACTAGGAGTTGTGACAGGTATTAGCACAGAGGTAGTGTATGCAGCAGATGAACCCCCAAGTCAAAAGGTCGTACTCATAGAAGTGCGACATACACCAGAGAGTATTGAAAGGAAGATAGAACAAATTGCAGAGGAGTACGGCGTGGATGCAGAAATTATGAAAACCGTGATTGACTGTGAATCAAACGGAAGCACCACGATCCAAAGCTATCACATACGCCCAGATGGAAGCCGAGAACAGAGTTATGGATTGGCACAGTGGCACATCCCGTCTAAGAACGTAGCTATTGACGGTAGAGTCTTTACAGAAGAGATGGCAAAAGACCCAGAAATAGCAATTGAAAACATGGCATGGTATTTTTCAAGAGGGTTACAAGGAAAATGGAGCTGTTACAATGATATTTATGGGGAGTAAATAATATGCTTAGATACGAAGAATATTGGTACCCCGTCAGGTGGGGATTGAAATTAAGAAAGGCTTTACTTCGATTTTCCAGCAGTTACGGGAGTAGATTTATGTTTATCCGAAGACCACTAGCTGTATTTATTTCTGTATTACTAGACGAGAACCATCAAGAAACATTTGAGAATACTATCCACAGTTCATACAAAGATTTTACTGGACATTAAGAACAAATGACGTATAATTAAAGGTAAAGATACTTGTATCTTGTGAAGTGGAAAGGTGAGTACGCGCGTATACATTAGCAAATGTACAATTACCCATTCCACCACAGAGGATATAATTATGAAAAAAACAAAACGTGTTGAAGAAACATTAGTAGGTATTGAAGAAATGCCGTTTGAAGCAAGATTTAAATGTTTTTCTGATGAACTTAATGTTCTGATGAAAAAATGGCACGTAGCTATTAAAGAACGTGCTTTTATTGATGAACAGACAGGAACTATCAAAGCTGAGATTAAAGGATTTGACACACTAACAAAATAATATGGACGATAAACAAAAAGCATTCATGAAGGAGTATGGGGAGCTTGTAGAAAAACACAAGATGGACTTTGCAAATTATCCTATGTATATCCCCGATGGAGAAGGTGGGTTTAAGACAGTAATGCAAAGCGTACCAGTTCCAATTCAAGAAGGAGTTAAAAGCCCATTTGTTGCTGAAGCATGATTGAACGCCTGAAGAACCTTTTTGAACTATCCAAGTACCACCCCACAGAGAAAGATGGTCAGACATTACTAGAGACAGACACAAAACCAATAGGGATGGCGACCATAGTAGATTTAGAAGACAAAAGCGATAACTTATTTGAAGATGATTCGTCCAATTAATACACATTTCCTCATAGAGCCACTTACCAAAAGTTCTTTCATGCAAGGAGAAACAAAGTTTGAAGAGATTGGAATAGTTGTGGAGTTGCCTTACGACTACGAGGTACTTAGCTCAACACCTACACAAGGCACAATAACAAAAGGGTGCAAAGTGTTTTTTGACAGTTGGTGCGCTGCCAAGTACCCAAATGAAGACGGAGGACATTTTTGGCTCGTTAAACATGAGGATATCCGCGCCATTGAAAATGTTGAGTAACAGATACCACAAAAACTCGCGATGTCGCAACAATTTCTTACACGATTTTCGACACGTAAAGAACACACCCATAGGCTTTATAGAACGATGCCTTAAATGCGGAAAGACAGAACACTTTAGAAACGACATGCCCTCACACATTTTTCTGAGCTACCATAACAAATCCGCGTTGCAAGCCTCAGACCCACTTTTTACAAGAGAATATCCTAACGCACTCAAATGATTAAAGACAATTTACATACAGGAGAAGAAGTACGCGCAAAGCTTATTAGCGGTATTAGGAAGTGTAGCGAAGCAGTCGGGGGGACTATGGGCACTGGAGGAGCAAACAGTCTCATTGAAATGGTGGAAAATCCACATCACATTGTGACCAATGATGGTGCCACTATACTCTCATCTATAAAACTTGCAGACCCTATTGAAGAAATGGGACGTAATATCCTCATGGAGTCAGTGGGACGAAGCAATAAGGTAAGTGGTGACGGCTCAAGTACCACAACAGTGCTTACCCATGCAATCCTAGAAGAAGGTACAAAGCATCTTAAAAACGCATCTCCAATGGAAATCAAGCGTTCTCTTGAAGCATGTATTCCACTTATCGAACAAAGCATCAACGAGCAAAAGCGTGAAATTACGGTAGACGAAGTGGGGAAAGTAGCGTCAATCTCAGCAGAAGACGAAGGGATTGGTGGTATGATACAAGAAATCTATCAGAAGATTGGTAAGGACGGCATCATTCACTGGGACATCTCAAAGACCGCAGAGGATACATACACAATCGGTAATGGACTTACGGTAAACGGTGCAGGTATTGCAAGTCCGTATATGTGTGATCGTGATAAAACAACAGGAAACTTTGCCACATTTGCAAAGATGAAGAACCCACTTGTGATTGTGACGCGTGAGAAGATAACCACAGGCGCAGTATTTGAAAGTCTTTTTGTATCTCTGAACTCTAAAGGAAAGAAAGAAGTAGTGATATTCTGTGAGGACTTTGACGTAACTGCTATCAGTCACTTTGTCATGACTCAGCAGGTACAGGGATTTAGAGTAATTGTTATTAAGTTACCAGTACTATGGGGAGATGAATGGCGTGAGGATCTAGCACTTGCATCAGGAGCTACGCTTATTGACCCGAATGTAGGACTGTCACTCAAAGACATTAAAGAAGAACACCTCGGTACTTTCAAGCACCTTACTACAGATAAAGACGCTACATACATTGACGGTATCAAAGACCTTTCAGCACACATTGAATCATTAAAGGCAGAAGATACCGACCAATCAAACCTCAGAGCATCACGACTCAACACTAAGACAGCACGCTATTTTGTAGGAGCACAATCAGACTCAGCACTCTCATACAGACGGTTGAAGGTAGAAGACGCTATTGCATCAGCGTATCATGCGTTACAGGGAGGGATCGTAGTAGGAGGTGGTTGGGCATTAGCAATAGCATCTGAGGGGATAGGAAACGAGATTCTTAAAGAGGCATTGAAAGCACCAATAAACCAAATAACAAAGAACATGGGTAAAAAGTACACTGCAAAGATGATGGAAGAACAGCAAGTATTTGACCCAGCAGTTATTGTAATGAACGCAGTTAAGAACGCTATATCCGTATCTGCTACTGTACTCACGGTAAACACTATTGTAACCTTCCCACGAGAAGAACAGACGCTTAATGTACCTCAATAGATATGACAGACTTTAAACTATACGGTAAATGCGACTACTGCCCACGCAAACGATTCTTTATTAGAAAGCGAGAAGTACCCGTACAAAGCCTAGGATTAACCGCACTCTCACAGAAGAAAATGTGTGGAGTGTGTTATACTAATCTAATCAAAGCACTAAAACTAAAATAGTATGGAAAAACTTAAAGAGAACGAGATACGCCTCGTTCAACAGGAAGATGGTAACTGGAAAGGATTCATGCACAAGAACGGTAAGGACATAGAGGAAAGACAAAGCGACCCACAGATAGTATTACAGTTGTTATTGACACATGGCTAGAGACGGAAGACCAACAGTGATGACTCCAGAAACTATAGCTAAGCTAGAGGAGGCATTTCTTATTGGTGCTAGTGACAAAGAAGCTTGCTTTGTAGCCAATATAGCACCGTCAACACTTTACGCATATTGTCAAGAGAATCCAGACTTCTCGGAGCGAAAGGAAGCATTGAAAGATATGCCCAAATATAAGGCTAGAAAGAACATAGTAGACTCAATAGACAAAGGTAATGTACCCGTATCTCAATGGTATGCAGAGCGTAAGGTAAAAGAAGAGTTTTCACCACGAGTAGAACAGACAGGTAAAGATGGAGGCGCTATTCAAATAGAGTCAACAGATGAAATAAAAAAGCTAACAGAGCAACTAAATGCAATACACCGAGGAAATGGTATCTCAAGCGATGGAGGGACTTCCAGCACTCTGGGTGACCAAATACAAGATAAAGAATGAGTCAGGTATACCGCTAGACTTCACTAAGCGTAAATGGCAATGGGACATGCTCAATGATATGTCACCAAACCAAGTCAAGCTCAAGCCTCCTCAAATTGGTGAGACACTACTCAATCTCATTAAGTCTTTCTATGTAGCCAAAAAGTACAACAGGGATATTATCTATACACTACCTACTCAGTCAGACGTTAACGACATGGCAGGTGGTAAGATTAACCGTATTGTTGCCCAAAATCCTATCCTAAAGGAATGGGTAAAAGACCATGATACCGTAGAACAAAAACAAATAGGTGACAACATTATCTATTACCGAGGAACCTTTACAAATAAACAAGCTATGATGGTATCATCAGGCTTAAACATACACGATGAGGTAGATGCGTCAGATATGAACGTCATTACTCAGTATGAGACACGTTTGCAAGCTCAAGACGATGGTGGTTGGAGATGGTACTTTTCACACCCTAGTCTTATGGGGCATGGTGTAGATGTGTACTGGGAGCAGAGCGATAAGAAGGAGTGGTATATTACTTGTAATAATTGCAAACATGAACAGACTCTTAAATGGCCTGATAATATTGACACCACAACCTGTGAGTATATCTGTTCTAATTGCAAGAACCCATTAAGTAACGAAGAACGTATTAACGGACGTTGGATTAACCAAGACGGCATACCATGGGAAGGCACAATCGAAGGAGACTACAAGTTCTCAGGATGGCATGTCTCCCAGCTCATGCTCTATAACAAGACCGCCAAAGACATCATAGACGCGTTTAATGACCCACAGAAGGATAAACAGTATTTTTATAACTATGTACTAGGACTCCCATACGCTAACTCAGATGACAAGATAGAACCAAACACGGTACTTATGAATTGTGTAGATGTGGTGAACGAACAGGAGGGCAGAACCATCATTGGTGCAGATACAGGACACGGTAAATGCGACTACTGCCCACGCAAACGATTCTTTATTAGAAAGCGAGAAGTACCCGTACAAAGCCTAGGATTAACCGCACTCTCACAGAAGAAAATGTGTGGAGTGTGTTATACTAA